CTCGAACCCGCATCTTCCGATATGAACCGGAGTATTCTACCAATTGAACTAGGGATACTTTTAAAAGAACTATGATTATTTTTTCTTCATGTTACAATATAAAAAGACGGAACGTCAGATTTCCCCACAGTCCACTTCCCCAAGTAACTGTATCTGACGTTCCCTTTTTTATGGGCGAGTGACTTCCCATTACAATAAACTTACCCATAACCCGTTTTCTTTGCAAATGATACACTCATGACAAAGTGATACACTACAGAAAGAAACAACCAGCCCGCACACGACTGGTTGCCGATCAAGATGAAACTTAGTTATGAAAAAGAAGTAAGTTCTGGCAAAACTTACACATTCATAATAGCTCTTTTGTTAATATCTTGCAAGCGCATTCTCGCCTAAACTCTTTTTTAATGTCACTTAATATCGTGATACCAACGAGTCTCTGTGAAGTCTTGGAAGCCTCCCGCTGTATTCCCCTTTGGATCATTTGTTGCACGAAGTAGAACGATTACAGAATGGCCCTTGAATTGCGCTAAATCAAATTCTGTTTTAAATCCAACCTGGTCATAAGATAATCCAAATGCTTTTTTAACATCTGGACGGGCAATTGGTTTGACTTCTTTTCTGGCAAGCTCCTTATTTTTTACTCGATCCATAACGATAATAAACTCATGCTTTGAAGCAGTTGTATGCCAACCTTCCACTACTAATTTATTACCTACTGGACCAAAACGATCCAGATGAGCTTTGTTTTGCGGGAATTTAGGATCTTGCATAATCGGGAAGTGTTGCCCTGCGGTTGTTGGATCAACTGTTTTGTTTGGCTTAGCTGGTTGTGGCGCTGGACTAGGTTTATTTGTTTGAGAAGGATTTGCGTACTTATTCCATTGTTCTTTAGTAATATAGAACTTACTACGATCTACGTCAGCAGCACTATACTGCCAACCAATCATACTTTTCCACGGTGAAATATTATAGATAAATTCTGGAGCGTTCCAATCCCGTTGAGTGTTTGTCGGATAACCTGCAAACCATAAAGCACAATCATTCACTAGGTTTAAGCAACGATCAATATCTTGACGATTGCCGTAAAGCACACACCAGACACCTGTTTTTTCATGTACGCGATTGACGAATTGACGTGCCCAATTCGTATTATTGTAAGATGCGTTTTGATATTCTTCCCAGTCTAAAATCAAAATGGCTTCACCAATATATCCTTTAATATTTGCTAGAAAATAATCGGCTTCTGAAATGGGACTTCCACCTCCGGCGTAATGATATACCCCGAGTAATAATCCATGCTGTTTTGCTAATTGATACTGAGCATCACACTTAGGATTAATATACCCTGTTCCCTGTGTAGCTTTAACAATACAAGCATCTGCCCCAGCAGTGATTGCTTGTTGAACTGTTTGATGTGAAGCCACGTCTACTACATTTAATACCATGTTATTCGTCCTCCTCCTTCTTCGGTTTCGAATAGGTCAATGCCTGTTCGCTATCAGATAACCCATGCGTTGTAGGGTCGGCAGTAATTCCTAAGAAAGCCAATAAAGCGAACAGCGCGTTGATTACAGCTAATGCCTTATCTCCATAAGAAGAAAGGTCTAATGTATAGCCGAATGCAGCAGCGACCGCCTGAACTAATAGAATGACTAGTGGGACAACGCCCACCCAAAATGCTTTCGATTTGATTCTTAATTTCCAATTGATTTTCATTTTAATTATTCCTTTCTTTGTATAGGGTTTTAATCTGTTGTGTGTGTTCAATCAAACGATCGTTATGAGAATCCAACCGTTCATCGTGTCGTTGTAATTCGTCATGGATACTTGTTCGATCTTCTTTGCTTGCTTGTAAATCACGGTTCAATAAATCTAAGCTGTGAGTCATTTTGGTCAAGTTCTCACTTATCTTGTTGAAGCTATTCATAATGGGTCGAATAACTGTTAGCACAGCCACGCCGATTACCGTTAGCCATTCAATCCACCTTGTAACTAATTCAATGTTCAACACATGCCTTTCCACCTTCCAATCAAAATAAAAAGCACACTCGAAAGTGTGCTACTCTGCTAATTCTGGTAAATCCATATCCAGTAAGATTTCTCTCACTTGTTCGCGGATCAGACCAGGTACTTGTTCGATCGTCTTCTTACCTTTGATAATCAACGTCGCGTAGACTACTGCCATTGTATTCACCTCTTTTCTGAGTAAACAAAAAGCAATCCTAATCCGCAATTTCTGCGTCCAAGATTGCTTGCACTTCTTTTCTGATTGTTTTAGGTACTTCTTCAATAGTTCTCAGACCTTTCTGAATCAAATTGACGTAAATATTTACCATTTAATTAGCCTCCTTGCTTGCAGGAACCAACATTTCATAAACTTCAGCTATTGCTAGTTGCGTATCCGTCGTTTGAATCGCCTGTTCTTCAGCCGTCTTCTTAAGCTCTTCGTTTTCTTTCTGAACAGTCTCTGTTAAAGTTTCCAATAATTTTAGCCTCTTCGAATAATCTTGAGTCACGGCTTCTTCCCATTTTCTCTCCGCAAAATTATAGAATTGGGATTGTTGCCGATTCAGAAATTCATTTTCCGTTTCGTTTTCTTTCTTTTTGAATGAAAACGGCACATCTTCCACAAACGGAATAGAAGTTGGAAAATCATCAGAAACTTCATGCTTTTCAAATCCCATTGGATACAAGACTTTATAAATTACTTTCATTATGCTTCCTCCTAGATTCTGTTTTTCGCAATCCAACTCATAGTTCCGGTTGCCCATTGATCTTTTGTCAATCCTTTACCGATTTTGATTGCATTTCCATCCGTGGGATCAGTATATAAATAGCAACCACCCTCGCAAGTCGGCATTCTTATTGTGCCTTCAGGCTCAAATTCGCCTAGCGACCAAATTACTTTAGCTCCGTGTGCATGCGTGTTTACAGGTTTGAACGCAAACGTACAAGTAACCAGATTTCCGTCCCTCTCAAGTTCTATCATCCCGTTGGCATACATCCCTGGATCCGTTTCTGGCGAATAAATTTTTTTTGATATAGCTGATTTTCTTTTTGATGGAAGTAAGGAGCCATCCCCAAAAGTAATCCCATCTTGGAAGTTCTTAGTCCCCAAAACCGTTTCGTTCTCAGTTTTTGAAACGAATTTGTCTTTCGTCCATTTAGCGATTGCTTGAAAAACTCGAAGTGGTGTCATCGGTTTAGTGTTATCTTCGCCAGCTTCTGCTTCTTCTTTAGTAGCCAAATCTTCGCTACTGAAAAAAAGATCATCTGCTTCAGGTTTAGTATAAAAGTTTCCCTTTTCAAATTCAGTTAAAGCAGAAGTCAATGCTGTATTCACTTCAGTAAATTTTGTATTAAAATCTTGAACAATTTCATTCTTTTTGTTTCCAAAATCAACGATTGCTGTGTTCAATTTGTTCTTCATGTCGACAAATTCTTTGTTAATTTCGCTGAAACCTTGCCAATAGTAATCTTCCAATTCAGGAACATCATCATCAATCGGGCTTCGTTTAATGTCAAAAGTAAATCGACCGGCAGTATCAAGTGACCGTGAATCAGGTAACTCAATATAAACCGAACCATCCACACGGCCAACGTAACCGAGAATATTATCTTCTAAAACAATGGAGACAATTCCCTCTAAAGCATCTTCAATTATCGCATGGTAAATATGACGCCCTTTGCCATTCTCTGCTGTGGCTGAATTGAACTCTAAAAGAATCGGTACGATTGTTCCTTGAGGTAAGGTCTGATTTAGATGATCTTTTTTTAACTGAATGATCAGTTTTGCAGTCCCTTTGTCATGAGACCAAAAAACCACTCCAGTTGGTATAGGAGTAGTTGCTTCAGCTTGGATCACAATTATTTCTTCGCTAATCTTGAACAATTACAACACCGTCCCTTTAGTAATAATCAGCCCATTTCCTTCTGTTTTTGTAGGAGTTGTCGCCACAGAAGATAGGTTTGATGTTCTCACGGTTGCCGTATTAGAAATTACACCAGTTTCACACCCAAAACCATTTGGACTAGCGAAATTTAAATCTGCCATCAAATTTGCTCTTGCAATCACTTTTTGATTTACAAACATACAGTCATAAACAGCCATCTGACCAGTCCCACCGACATAAAGAGTGTTATGATCTAAAGCTTTCGTGTTTTCTCTAAACCCGCATTTACTTAGTGATAAATACCCTCCCTGTTCACAAAAAGCTGAAAGTTTAGTACTAAACACGCTTGTTGCATTCGCTTGATCTATAAATTCTAAGCCATACAAATTGAAATATCCTTGACAGTAGGTAAAGCCGATTGATCGAACTTTGACCGGCATGACATTCGCCTTAATATCTAGACTGTCAACATTTTGTATAGTCCGAATGTAAATGGATGCTGCCGAGCAATTAGATATACGCACATCCTCTAAGTAGGTTCCGTCTTCAATAAAAATTGTGGTGTTCGAACGATTAATTAAGGGGATTTGATTTACAGCAGTTTGAATCGTGCGAAAAGGTTTTTCTTGTGTCCCATCTCCAGCGACATCACTTCCACGTTCTTTAGAAACATAAATAGCAATATTTGATCCCGCTGCATTGTATAGCATTCTAACTACTCCATTTAATTGAGCGAGTTGATATTTGTTTTCTAAAATTTGACGATTTGCTTCTTCAATGTTTTGATCATTTTGGTTTTCTGCAGCGAGCAACCTAGATTCAAGCGTATCGAAAGTTTTGCCCGTATTATTAACACGTGCATCCACTACTTCATTCGGGGACTCACCGCCACTGCGCAAGACTAGATTGTCAATTCTCTTATCAACAACGTCTATTTTTTGATTTTGGTCACGTGTAATACCGTTCAAAATATCCACATTATCGTTGAACGTTTTTTTCCATTCTGTTGAAATTCTATTTTTAATGAGTTTTAGTAATTCCACTAAATCACTCCTTTCCTAGCTAAGTTCGCTAGTATTGATGTCATTGTTTTCTTCGTATTTGATAACGTGATTTCAGGCGGTTTATTAGGTAATGCAGGATATGTCTTAATTCCCACAATTTGAATGTACGTTTTTATATTTAGCGGTTCATAAATGAATGGTACATAATCTCCTTTTTGTGGATCAATTCGCCATTTCAGAGTTACTGAACCGCTGATTGAAGGATAATCTTGTAAATCTTTTTTTAGTCGTCCCATCATGTTACCAACAACCGTATATCGCTCATCTTCTACCGGATCTTGTATCCGTATTCCCCATTTCTCCGATTCGGGAGAAGTGTAAGTAATCGGAGAGAAATAATACGTGTCATCTTCCTTTTTCTTACCAAATCCCTTAATCTGCGTTTTCAACGAATAGGTGTCTATGTCGAACTTCACTGAATCCGTGTTGTATTTGTATCGAATCTGCTCCTGAACTTTATCCCCGAACTCTGAGCGTGGATAGAAGGTTAGATGTTTATTATTTGGAATAACCACCGCATCATAATCACTTAATATTTCTTCAATCAGCTTTAAGTAATTCGCATTGCCAAAGTTTTCTTGTTCAACCGTAAGAAACTTTTTATTCGGATCTACGACTTCCCAAGTGAATCCTCGATTTCCCGCGCTGAAGATATGGGAGAGTAATTGTTGGATACTTTTCGCTCCGTTCGGCTGCAGAGTATTGTATTGTCTTCCATCCTGAATCGTGTAGTAAACATGCGTAGCAGTAATACTCTTAGTTACTTGTGCCCCTTCGCCAGAAGTCGTCATAGATTTAATAACAAATTCTTGACCATTCAATAGTATGGAATTTTCATAATCAACAAGGTCAAAAGCATAGCTGTTTACTTCTGTCTTAGTAACATCTAAACTAACTTCCCATGTTTCATTCTGTTGCCAATTCTCAAAAAAAGAGTCCTTGTCATAATCAACAAGGAGCTCCTTCTTTGTCTTTTCGTAATTCTGAATGATGATGTTTGTCACGTTATCACCTACTTATACAAGTAACGGAAATCCCAAGAGGACTTCACGTTTGATACATTCTGTATTTCTATTTCGTTAATACCAGGAACTAAAGTGATCAGACTTAAGTTTGTGTCAATACCACGATTGACACCATTTAGTTTCGGATAAACACGATCTAGCGTGACAGTCTGTCCTAAATTTGTTGAAAATTCAGGATAGTAAATAAATCGATCGCCTGTCGTTCGGTTGAAAATTGTAGCATTACCTAGCGATTCACCTTGAAGAGTGATGTTCAATGCATGTTCCCTTGGATCAATTGCAAAGTCTCCTGCGTTAAATACTTGGAAACGGCTTACATCAAAACTGTACTTATAATCCGCAGCTTCAAGATTTTGTGAGAATTGCCACTCGTTCGATAAGCTAAATTCTGACAGTGTGGTTGAGAGAGATTCAGAACAAGCACTAGGAACATCGAAGGTGATTTCTATAGTCGAGTAATCATTTTCTTCTTCAGTAAGTTCGAAATTTACTGGATTCACTTTAAACCTTTTACCTGGGCTCAGTTCGTGTGTCAAATAATACTGATAGCCGGGGAAAAATATTTGATGTAACTCTGTTACTATCAATTCTTTGTCATATTCATTTTTATAAAATATGTCGAAAGTGAGAACTAATTCAAAAGGACGAAAGGAGGCATTTGATTCTCTGCTTCCATTCGTTCCTTCAAACTCTTCATACTTAACTTCGTATAGAGGAGCCTGTCTCTTTATTTCTTTACAGACTATTTTATCTTTAACTTGTGGATCAAACAGATTTCCACTCTGATTAATCAATAACTTGTAGAACAATTAGAAGCCACCTCCTATCGTATAGCCTAATTTATTCAAATCGCTCCCCATCAAATCATTTGCAGCATTTCCAACCGCTTCACTGGTTATTCCACTTTCCTTGCTCAATATCGCTCTCAAAATTCGCATCAGATCACTATGTTGCTTTTGTTGTTGCTTAATCAGTGTTACCAACTCTGCTGTATTATCAACGCCAGCGGACTGTTTCGAACTATTTTTATTATCCCCAGCCAGAAATGCTAAAGCTTGTCCCATTAGTTCTATCGCTCTCGTTTTGCGAGTTAAGGGAATCACCATTTCCGGTTTGTTTCCTTCACCTGCTCTATAAAGACCATCTTTATTGATTAAGCCCCCATTTTCGTAACCATGTCCTCGGCCGATCACGCCTAGCATATTCGCTCCGTATCGATTTTTGGCATAACGGATTGCTGCCAACATGTTATCAAAACCGTTCATAATATTACCGTGTCCTGGAAAAGCATTTGCTGCAAAAGTTCCTGGCTTAGTCTGTAGAAGTCCAGTAGCATTTCCATCTGCCAATCCATCGTTACCTCCGATTGCAGAAGGGTTACCACCAGATTCTGTTTGGATTTGAGACATCCAGGCATTCACATATGCTTGAGAAGTGGGTAGTCCATTCATTTTCAGTGCTTTCTTAATAGAAGGACGCCAGCGTTCAACAGAAGCCCCACTTGGCGTAGGAAGTCCTCCTGCCACGTCCGTTCCAGCTTTAAATATGTTTCCTGATCCCAAAGAACCGTTCAAATGAATATGATCATAATGATCGCCATCTGGCCAAGGGACCCATTGTCCTGTTGCAGCTTGGCCTGACATTCCCACACGGTCACGTACCCTACCATTCGTAATCACATAAGCAATCTGTTTAGGGAATTTCTCGAAGGCCCAATTTGCTGCTTCCGTGTATCTAGGGCTTCCGTAAGGATAACCCGAGATATCTAACGCTTGATGCTTACCATGCCAATAAGGATCTCCCGGTCTGTATCCAGAAGTGATAGTTAGTCCTCCAAATTTTGACATAACTTTTTGTGCAATATCCACTAAGTATTGGTATACATTATTGGCATTCATAGCTCCATCAAAACTGCCACCACCAAACGAATCTTCAACTTGCTTTTGTGCAAAAGGATAAGCCGCGCTTGTCATTAACTTAACGCCATCTTTTGTCATTCTCTTCCAAGGTTCCGCGATACTATTGTAGTCAATTCTTTGGTCTACAACTTTCCTAAACGCTCCCTCATCATCAATCAAATCAAAGATATCAAAGTCATCCGTTCCATTGGCATAATGCGGAATATCGAAACCTTTCTTTAATTTCTTAGTAAGACTTGCATTCAGTACTTGCGCCCCTTTAGGAAGGTTGACCAATAGATCCTTTCCTTTGGCAATAAAACCACGGCCATCAGGCATCTGAACATACTCTTCATGAACAGGCCCTTTTTGATCGTTGATCATTGCTAATCCGCCAGGGTGTCCGTCTGTTCCCTTTGAATATTGTGGAACAGTCCAGTTTCCTAATTTCTTGTCTGATTCAACCTCTTTTAGAACATAGTTAACACCGCCGATTACTCCATTAACACCTTTACCGATTCCACCAACCATCTTGTTCGCTACACCGTTCATCGTTGATGATAGCGAACCACCCATTGAGTTTAACCCGTTGATTAGCGATTGCATCAGATAGTTTCCGGCGCTGTAAAAACCGCCGTTTTTGGAACGGAGATTATTAATTGAATCATTTCCCAGCTGGTTAACTCTTGCAATAAACGATCCATACAACGAGTTCCAACCGTTCAAATTATTCTGTTGCCAAGTACGGCCATTGTTGTACATAGGCGCATTGTAACTCCGAAGAGTCGTCATCGCTTGATTACAGAAGGTCTTGATTAGATTGATAAATGTTCCTGTTAAACTGTTCCAACCATTCATTAAGTTTCTATTCCACGTAACACCTTGCAAATAATTCGGATTGTTTTGATTTTTTAATTGGGTTAAGTAGTTAGAAATAAATATGGACTCACTCTTCATGTAAGACGGAACAATTGAATTCCAGCCATTCATAAGATTCGTCATCCACATTGTGCCGATCGCAGTATACTCTTCTCCTTGAGCCAATAGCTGATCTGGTGTTATCGAAGCCACTCCTGTTGATCCTTGAGTATTTGGGATAACAGATTTTTCAGTCATCATCCCAACTGTATCCGATTCAGCTGATTGAGGCTGCATAGTTTTGAACGTCAGAATTAATTCATTTATGGCTGCTATTAATTCAGTAATTTGAGAGTCTTGCGTGATCACTTCGCCTATACCACCGGCATAGCGAGGTATCAATTTTGCTGTTTGAGAGGCTTTTAATACAGACGAGCCTTTAGGTAAATCAAGCAAAGTATTTCTTTCCTGTGGAACGAATGCTCGCCCGTTAGGAAGTTTAACTAGTTCTTTATACTTTGAACCAATCTGGTCGTTTACGAGAGCTAAACCGCCTTTATGGTAGTTAGTGCCGTTTGCGTAGTTGCCAGTGATATTGTTCCCTTTTTGATTGAATGCCTTTTTAACTTTTTCCCATGTATCATCAAAAAATGCGGTCAATTTGAAACTGATTGTTTTATCTTGTAAGTTCGCAACTTCTCTATAGGATTTAACGGCTTTTTCCACATTTGGAGTTACATCATCTTTGGCAGTCATCGTCTTTTCAGGAACAGGAATTTGATTGTACCCACCAGGGCCAGTAAGTTTCTCTCGGGCAGCTTTTTCTTTGTTTAAAAGATCAGAGTTGTCAGCATTAAGGATTTTGTTAGCAGGGTTGTGATTTTTGTTATAATCGTCAATGTCAGCTTTCGCCTGTTTGCCTTTTGCAAGGACATCATAATTTTCGCCGAACATTTGCTTCAATAAGGGTAATATTTGATTGTATTGTTCAGTACTTATTACACCTTCTTGAATTTTTGCATTCAAATCTTCATTGTTTGCTAACATATATTTGATATTATCTGGAACTTGAGTCCAAGCAGTGTAGGATTCATTTGAAGCAAATATCTTTTCTGTTAAGTCTGTATTGTCAGCTAATAACTTTTTCTGATTTACTGGTAGAGTATTCCACTGATTGATTTGCTCTTGTGTGGTGAATAACTTATAAACTGCATCCGCATTGTCAATACCTAACGTTTTTCGATCTAAGACATATTGGTTCCACGCACCCATAGCATTGATAGTTTCATAAAGCTCTAGCTTTGCTTCATCGCCATTGACCAATAACATTTTTTCGGTCAACCACAACTGATCCCACTTGCCAGCTTCACCCATAGCAATTGCGACTTCTTCTTTTGCGTTAGAAGTTAATTTAGCTTCCTTAACCATAAATTTGAGCTGATTCCATCCATCATCAGTCTGAGCGATTTCAGTTAAAACATCAGTCATGTTTGTTTTAACTTCACCAGTCTTAGGATCAAGACTTAAAGCGTTCCATTGCATATCAGCATCGGAAGTTCCTTTTGCGAATAAGCTTAGGTCTTTAGTGGTATCTTTGACACTGCTAGACACTAATGCAGTCACTTCTTCAACGTTGTATCCGTACTTTTCCCATTTGAACCAAACCGAATCTAATGAAGATCCTGATTTTTCAGTAAGATTACCAAGAGCCGTAATCATTTCACTAGTGCTTTTCTTATAATTTTCTTTTAAATCGTTTAATAATCTTTTTCTGACAGATGAGCTAAGAGTTTCGTTACTTTCAATCTCTTTACGTTGCTTATCATAAGAGGTCTTTTCCTTATCCAAGGCTTTTTCTAACGTTTTAATTCGTGTACTTACTTCTTTTTCACTCAACTTCGACAAATCATCCTGATAAGCTGTTTCGATTGCCAACCGCTGCGACTTAGTAAAACCAGCTGCTTTCAATTGATCATCGGATAAGTTAGCGTACGACGCTCTGATATATTGCATTTCTTGATCAGATAATTGTCGATTATTATCAGAAGCATTTTTGTATATTCCGTTAATCTTATCGATTTGTGCTTTAACCGTTTCGGCTGTTTTCTCATCAACTTTTTTCTGCGCGGCAATAACTTGATCATACCAAGCTTTTGTTTCTTCATCCAAAAAGCTTAATTTAGTAATCTTCTCACGACGTTTTTCTTCTTTTTCCAGCGTTCCTTCAATCGCGTCTTGAATACCTTTATTTGCCTTTTTGATTTTTTCAGCATTGGTATTGACACCGTCTTGGTACTCGTTCATATACTGAACGCCTTTTTCTTTTAACTCGTTCGATTTTGTGATTACTTTATCTTGGGTGCCAGTAACTTCTGTGCCCCACTTGCCACCAGATAATTGGTAATCATCATAGGCCTTTTTACCTACAACTACAGCACCAGCTACCGCTCCTAATGCTACTAATCCAATTCCAATGGGTCCTGCCAAGCCAGCGATAGACGCTCCTAACCCAGCCACACCACTTGCCCCAGCAGCAGTAGCAGAAGCAGTACCTACTGATGCAACAGTCGTACTAAATCCTGCAATTGCTTTCTTCTCAGCTGCTTTAGCGGCTAAGTCTACAATCCCACCAGTCAATTTGCCGACAGCAGTTTGAGTCTTACCTATTACTGTAGCCCCGGTGCCAAATAGTTTTAATGTTGGACCGACAGCGGCCGCCATAAGCCCCCATTTAAGAATGTTCTGTTGAGTTTCATCATCCAACTCAGAGAATTTGTTGATCAACTGAGTTGCTTTCTCAAGTATAGGTGTAAACACTGGAAGCAATTTCTCTCCAGCGGTAATGGCTAAAACATTTAACGATTCTTTAAATCGAGCCACCTTATTGGCTGGTAAATCATTCATTGATTTTGCAATTTCTTTAGTGGCACCGTTAGCGTTATAAGTTTCTTTAGTTAACCCTTTTAACGCGTCACCGCCTTGCCCAACTAATACGTTCATTGCTGATTGAGATTCGGTGCCGAAGGCTAAGGCTATTGCAGATGTACGTTGCGCATCCGTCCAGCCTTCAGTGTTTTGCTTAATCTTATTCAACATATCTGGAAGAGTTAACGTACCGTTTTTAAACTCATCTACAGAAATACCTAGTTTTTCAAATCCGGCAATGTTTTGTTTTGATGGCTTCAATAAACGAGTTAATGCTCCACGTAATGCAGTCCCAGCTTTTTCTCCGCCGATACCAGCATCACTTAGCAGACCAATTGCAGAAGCAGTTTCTTCTACATCCATGCCTAAGCTATTCGCTACTGGTCCCACATACCCCATTGCTAGTCCTAAATCTGAGAAACCAGCAGAAGTTGCATTAGCCACATAAGTCAACGCATCCGTCACACGTGTTGCGTTCTTAACAGTGCTATTGTAATCTTTGCCTTTTAAATTAAACTGACTGATTACCTCGGTTGTTACATTCATTACATCGTTGAAGTCGTCCCCGGATGCTTTGGTAGCATCTAAAATAGAAGGCATTACACCAAGCGTTTGATTCGCGTCATAGCCTTTACGAACAATTTCTGCTAAACCAGTATTTATTTCAGTAGTAGAAACGCCATATTCCTTCGCCCATTTTTTCGAGCTAACAGACATCTGATCTAATTGATTGCGATATTCGGTTGTCATTTTCCCACCGTTGGTCAACAATGGACCAATTTCACCAATTTGAGTTTGAAAATCAACAGCCTTCTTAGTAGCCAATCCAAACCCAGCAGCGATCGGCGCTGTAACAGACATGGTCAATGTGCTTCCTATGCTAGACATTTTTTTACCGAAAGATTCAATTTTCTTTCCTGACTTAATCCACTGATCAGATTGTGCTTTAAGTTTCCCAGTTACACCTTCTGTTTCTACCTTCATGCGGGCAATTTGTCCTGTAGTGGTTTTCATCTGAGCTTCATAACTAGCAGACTTAGCAATCGCTTGATTCAATTCATTTGCATATTTAGCAGTGGAAGCCGTTGCTTTACCATTCGCGTCGAAGCTTTTATCATACTGAGTCTTTAACTTACTCATGTACTTTTCGTTAGAGCTAAGCGTTTTGCTAAGTCCGTCGTATTTTGTTTGCAAAGCGCCCAATTTATCACCCGATGAATTCATTACTTTCATCTGTGATTGCATGGCTTTCATATTGTACGCAACACTTTTTTTTTTGCTCCATCAAGTCCTTTTGAAAAGGCAGAACTGTCTAGGTCTAAGATAACCTTCATATTACCTAACGGTTTCCCGTTTGCCATAATTTTCCTCCTTTCCTAAATAGATTTGACGAAGTCTTTTAGGTCGACTTCTTTTGATTTTTCTTTTTTCGGTCTTACACAAGCAATTTCAATTAACGTGTCAAAAGAATTATTTTCAATATCAGAGAGAGACCATCCCTGTTTAGTTAATTCTCGGCACAATTCCAGATACATTTCTTCGGCCTCTTCCGGAGTTACTTTTTTGCATCTGGATCAGGATTATCTTCAATTCCCATTACTTGCCCTAATAAATCATCCAAAGTTTCCCGAGTTTTTTCAGAAGGTAATCCTTCCAAAATCTGATCTGTAGTCAATTTGTCTGCTTTGAAAATTTCCACTGCAAAAGCTAAATAAATATCTAACTGATCCCACAGCATGATTTTTTCTGCATTTAATTTTTTAATTGTTTGCAAAGCTAAACGATAGTCTTTCCCGGTTGTTTCTAATTTCTCAAAGACTTCTTTTTTGCCTTTTTTATTTTTTAATTCAATTCGAACTTGTGCCATCTATAATTTCCTCCTAATATTTTCAAATAAAAAAGAGGACTACTACAGTCCTCTAAAAACCTACGCTGGTACTAATGCAAGCAAATCTGATTTAAGTGTCTTTCCGGTGTAATCAATACCATGTGCTGTCAACCATGCTTTTATTTCTTCAACGGTATTCGCATTTGTTGGCTTTACATCTCCTTCAGGATCAAAGCTAGGTGTTTCCGGCTCTTGTTCGGGCAATGTCTTAAATGCTGGGATATCAACTTTCATTGATTCAACATCATTAACCAACCGAGTTGCTTGATAGTCTCCCTTTGCTACTTGTGTATTTGCTGCAATACCAGTGATAGAAAGAGGGCTTGTGCCCTCCACTACTTTTGTTCCATCTTTTTTATAAATTCTAAATGTATCTACCACACTCATTCTCCTAACTTAATGCGATTGTTGCCCCTGTCGTCGTCGGGGTAACTGTCCCAACGACTGGGCTTGTTACTCCCCCGCTGGAAAAGCCATTGTGCGCATTGCTGTAATTGACGCCTCTTCATCTCCAACATATTTAGCAACCGATTGCCCCTTTGCATCGCCATCAGCATCATTGGCAATTGCAGAAAATACATACTCCTCTGCTTCAGGTTCAAAGGCTTCATTTGTTGTAGTATTCAAATTGATAGCTTCACGACTAAACTTACCTTTAAAGATTGTCAACATAGCTGTATCCCCACCGAGATCTTCTGACTCCATAAGCAATGCGCAATATGGCGGCTCCGTGTCTTCGCCAAGAAAGCTGATCTTGTTTGCATCAGTTTTGTAACCAAGAATCTTGTCATTTAGATCTTCTGGCAAATCTAACAATCCAAACGTTGCAGAAATGTCCCCTGTTCCTTTTTGCGAGATATAGTAAGCAATATTTGATCCATATACCTTTGTAGCTTCTTTTGATAGGCCGCTAATTTCAGCGGATACAGTGGCCCCTTTATCTTGTTTACCTTCAATAACAAATTGATTAGCTGTTGGAATTTTACCGTCCTTATCAAAAATTCCGATTGTCATTTTTTTAAATCCGACTAAAGTCATAATTTATTTCCTCCTAATTTTGACAACAAAAAAAGACACGAGTTTTCGTGTCTTAATTCCTGTTATTCTGTTTTAATATTGTGTATCGTAAATTCGTGTATTCCCGTCATATCGTCGAGCGTCTACATAACGTCTAGTCTCCGAGAAATATTCGTCTAAACCTTGGCCGCTCACTTGGCCAAAACCAAGCTTCTTCATCTCTTTTTTAATTTCATACTGCATTTGTTTGCATGTCGCTCTGTATTTTGACTCCACATCAATTTGTATCAGGTGTTCGATAGAAAGCTCTTTATCGCTCCCGTGGAATGCTTCGTTCGGTACATCTGCAGGTCGAATTGTGATAAACGCACCTGTTTTGTCAGCCGTTTCAGGTTGCTCGTAAAACTTAATCCTGTACTCTTCTGAATCAGAGTTGTAAGTCATATCGTGGATATAAGAGTTTGAGCATAGTGCCTCATAAATTGTCATCAACATATCTTTCATAACTTATTCCTCAACTCCCTAGCTACTGTATTAAAGTAAATTTTTTCAGATGATTTCAGTGATTTTGTTATTACTCCAAATCCACGCGGCTTTATTTGACGACCATTTCTGGTGTATCCCCACTCGTTCAAATGGATAATTCGATACCGCTGTTTTGGACCGTTCCAGCCAATTTCAGCTTCGGTGTTTTCATTGCGGTACGTTGCTTTCTTTTTGACGACTTCATCGATAGTAGCGCCAGTGTCTTTAAAAGACATCATTGCCCATTTCATTTGTTCCTCAACATCAGAAGCCCCTTCGTCAACCGCTTCACGAGCAATTTTTCGTGTTTTAGTGGACCCTAAACGTTTTTCCATCTCACGTAGCGTTTCATTTACACCTTTAAAATCAACATTATTCATCGTCATACACCGCTAACAAAATCGTGATGAATCGGTTGTCAGTGAAATCATTTCGAACGTCAACGATGTTCCAACGAATGCCTGAATATCTCCTATCCATAACCTCTACATAATGCTTGTTTGAAACAATGTAGTCAGTTTGCGGATCTCTAATCGTGAGAGTTACTGCTTGTTTAGTCGTCTTTGAGTTCAAAATTTCCAAGTCTTTCATTGAGGGGTTATAAATCTCAGCGAAACAATTAAAAATGGTCTGCTTCTCTTGCTCGCCTGGCTCAGGGCCTTTATGAGGTCGATATTGAAAAAATTCAACAGGTGTTCTCATAGCGCCGTTATTGACTTTGGGTTTCTGGTACTTCATCTTCGCCATCAGCTCCCTCTTCATAATTTGCTAAAGAGACAGCCATTAATTCCGATTGAAAGTTATCATTGAAAAATTCTAACGAATCATTGTAGACATATCGGCTGCGTTCAATCACGAGTTCGCGAATTTCAGGATTTGAAACATTGTCAGTCCCACACCATCGCTTAACAGCTACTTTTGAACTTTTCAAAATATTTTCTAAGTTTTCATCGTCAGCAGTATGAAAGATTCTCATCCGCGATTTGAAATCTTTTAGCAATTTCTCATCCAATAGAAACGCCCCTTTCTATCGCAGTGCAATTGTTGCTCCGTCACTTGTCGGTTCAACATTAATAACTGCGGGGGCCTCTATTTTCCCTCGGATACTTTTAATCCCCAAACTGCAGCAGCCTTATCATCTTTAGCTTTCCCATAAGCAAACTGTTTAGCAGTGTATAAATCCATGTCTTCAATCGCTAATGTTTGATCGTATTTACGTAAAGTAATGCCCCCGCCAATATATGCATCGTATCGGCCGTTTACGAACGTTAAAACTTTTTCAGTTGCTTGCGCTAATGATTCAACAATTTTCAAATTGTAAGGTAACGCAGTTACATATACTCCTTGCGCATTTAATGAAGTATATTGACGTTTGACATCCCAAGCATCACTAGGATTAACTACCATGACAACTTTTCCATCTACAGCAACTGCATGACCTTTTTCGTCAGTTGAATGATGTTTGTAAACATTCGTTAGTTCTTTAACGGTCGTTGCTGAATCAGCAAATGTTAAATCGCCCATTGAAGTTTTTTCTGGATAAACACCACCAGTAATGGCTACACCTTCTTGAACTTGACGATTTAAACCAATCGGCTTGTCATTTCCATCTCCTGATAAAAAAGCAGCCTCTAAAGCCACTGCAAAAGCTTCATCAATTTGAGTAGCCACAAATGATTCAATCCAAGCTGGTCCGAAGTCTTTCAAATCCTTAGGAACAACTACAAACGCCGTCAATTTGCTTTGAATTGCTTCTTCTTCACTGAACGCTGCATCTAACTGACCTTTGATCTCGCCGAAGATTTTTCCCCATACAGCAACACCACTTGTTTCAGATTTCAAGAATTTCAATCGTAGCCCTGCGTTTACTAAACCGATTTCAGCTAATAGTGAATGGGCAGTAGTTAAGTTCTCAAAGATTCGATCAATGGTTTCTTGCGGCAACAATTTTTCTTCTTTATAACCGACGTCCGTGCTGATAGCATTAAAAAATTTACGCTCACGAGCAGATAATTTCGCATCTGCCGGATTTTCAGCAATTAATCCTTCTGCCTCAGCACGCGCTTGTTTTTTTGCTTCGTTCAGCAATTCATCGAGCATTGCACCGTATAGTTCATTTTGTTTTTCAGCTGGCTCGTTATTATTAACAGCAGCTAAGAAGTTGTCACGAATTGTTTTGAATTCGTTTGATAGTTTCATAGTCATTCAGTATGACCTCCTTATTTTTTGTATTAAAAAAAGAACCGTTTCAAACCAGCATTTTCTGGTTCAATCGATTCTTGTTTTTTAGTATTTAGTTTTTCTGCTACTTTATTTGCCAATTCATCTAAATCAAACTGCGGTTTTAACTTTTCTGCCAATTTTGAAATCGCGTCTGGCGGAATAACCGGCGAGACACTTGCGACTAGTAAAGGTGCTTCTTCATTTTGAAACATTACTTTGTCCGCAAATCCTTTCTCTACTGCTTGTTCTGCTGTCAACCAGGTTTCATGATTCATTAGTTCAAGTAAGTTTTCTTTTTCAAGACCCGTTTTACCGATATAAGCATTCGCGATCGACAAATTATAGTTCTTTAAGACTTCTGCTTCATGAGCCAACGCTCTGTGATCACCGCTTGCACCACTAGAAACATTGTGAATCATAATTTGGGCGGTTGGACTAATTTCAATTGAACTACCAGCCATCGCAATAACGCTTGCCGCACTAGCTGCAATCCCTACAATTTTCACTGTCACTTCACCTTGATATGCACGCAAAGCCGTGTATATCTCACTTCCAGCATAGACATCTCCTCCACCCGAATTAATCACAATTTCTAATGGTTCATTGGTTTCGGGTAAAACAATGTCACGCGGTGCGGTGCTATCCATTTCGAACAAATCGTAGATCCATTTTTGATTGTTCGAAATAATCGTTCCTTTAATTTCCAGTTTCGTCATTTACTTCCTCCCCTCCTTTCGCTGCCTTCTCATAGTTTTTGGTGATGTAAAACTCGTCGCCACCATCAATACTTTCATAATCGACTTCTTTTCGAATCTCATTTCGATTGAATCCGCCACTTGAAATTAATTTATCTACCGCATCAGCCAGATCGAAAATATCTTTTTTGTCCACGCCTACAACTTTGATTTCAGTCCCATTAACAAATTCAGTTTTATCAATGATTTTAGCGTTTAACTCATCTTCAATTTTTTTATTTAATGACTTCAAACAATATTTATTCAATACTGTTTGCGCACTTTCTAAATCTGCTAATTCACCATGCAAGATTGTAGAAGGGATCCCTAAAATATCAGCGACTTCATCCACGAATTGTCGTTTTAGCTTTTTCAGTTCATCAATCGACTGATTCGTTTCTCCAACTGTATTTGTTAGTTCGTTGTACTCGAGTCCGGCTTGCACCGGGACAATTGCAATAGATTCATTGCTGAATTTCGCATAAACCTTATCAATATACGATTGTGCTCTCTTTTGTAACTTGTCATCAAAACCGCGACCTTCTTTACCAGTAACAGTTGCTCTAATCTGATGGTTGCGCATTGCCACTTCAACCATGCGATTGTAGAGAGAGGCATAGTCTTCATACAGGCCACGTACATATCGACTTAAATCATTGTTGTTATACTGAAGAAAAATTACTTCACTCATTGGAAACTTTCGTTTGAACTCATACCCTTTCAACCACACGCTTTCGAAATAATCTTCGTACAACGCATATTCTTTTCTGACATAACTTTCTGCGATTAATAATTGGTCATCATCAGACAAAACAATTAAAACCTCATTTTGCGTGATCAACTTATAAACGACTTGTTGCCAAAATGATGATGCAGATTGGTCTAAATTCGGTCGGACGTTCAGCAAATACGACCATTCATTTTTAAGCGGTTGCCCATTTTTTCGAATCCTAAATTCTGAACGGCCAAAAGACCGAGCTAAAAACTCAGCACACGTATCGACGGCTAGGTGTTTCAAGTAAAGTGTATGGTATTCATCGATTAACGCATCAAAATCATAGCTTGATTCAATCTCTGAATTTTTTTTGAAAATATCAAAAAACGATTGAAATACTCCCATTTACACACCCCCCTTCACTACTTTAAAAGTCCCAATTTTCCATCATGTCAAAAAAGCCTTCTAAATCAACATCTTGAATTTCTTCTCGTTTATATAAAGCCGCTAAAAACGCATGAAAACCATCTGTCTTTCTACGGACTGGTTCTTTTTTCAAGAATGTTTTATTTCCTGATTTATCTACTTTTGCATAGCTGTTATTTGTGTACCATCGCATCGATGGATCATCGCCAAAAATAAATTTTTCGTTCGCAAAACCATCTTCAATAATTGGCGCCACTTTCGATTGCACGCCACGAATATTTCGAATAAATTCATAGTTATACCCTTCTTTTTCAAGTAACGGTTGCAGTAAATCCATTCGGTAACCATCCGCGCACACCATTTCAATTTGATACAGTTCACGCTTTTCGTTCAACCAATCAATCAGTAGTTGGGGAGAAATAGACGGCGCGTCCACAATTGTGAATATACCTTTTTCCGTCCATTCTTTTATCGGTGCTTTAATTTTGAATGTATCTAAGAACTCTTTCCGTGCAAAACTATGCTGCATCCAAATAAACTTCTCTTCACGTTTAAACAACAGCCCAACGCTTGCAAAATCCCGAATTTCGGCATAGTCAAAACCAGCCACACATGATTTTCCTTTCAAATCACCAATAGGTTGATCGGTAGCCATTAATTTATCATGTGTAGTTATATCCGTTTCCATGTCGCCTTCTGTAAAATTCATCCGTTTTACAACGAATTCACGGCGACCAGAGGGTTCTTCTTCTAATTTCAAGTATTCATCCATAACCGTTGAATACAGGCGTTTTGCGTAGGATGATTCTTCTTCAAACATCGGATTCGCTTTCGACCACAATTCTGGCTTGTCCATTTCTTCGATCGTGTCCAGTTTGCATATAAACGGGAATAAACGATCATTCTTGTTTTCACCAGTAAATATTTTTTGTGCTCGTTCTAATGTTCGGTCATAAAAACCTTCTCGAACATGCCCGTTTGTACCGTTGTAAAATGTGCGTGGATGTTTGATTTTCCCTAATCCACTTCGCTGGATATCAACAATATCCGAGTTTTCAAACATATGGATTTCATCAAATTCAAGACATCCATCACGGGCACTATCCATGGTTTTAGGATTATTCGTCCGATAACTAAAGATAGAATTCGTAACTCGGTTCGTGATTGCCATTTTTGTCAGGTAAAATTGCTGTTCTAAACGTTTTGCTTGAACGGTTTCGTAAACTTCTTTAAAACTCACTTTCCCTTGTTTTTCGGAATTGGCTGTAATCGTCACATCGTAGTTTCGAACTCCGTAAAGTGGGGAAATAAAAAACGAGTCTCTAGCTGACATAAAACCATTTTTACCACCACCGCGTGCTATCGAGTTCAAAATTTCATTAAAAAACACCTCATCATCTTCTTTTTTGTAAAGAAAAATGAAAGGTGTCATGAATTTTTGATACTTTGCTAAAGGAAAAAAATTTTTCTCAGCATATAAAATAAATTTTTGAATCATTTCATTATCGAAATATAAATCATCTCGGACCAGAACTTCTTTTTTTAAATACTCGACTAGTTGAATGCGTTCCTTGTTAAACGGGATAGCACCTCGCTCGTACAAGTCCACGTATTCGTCAAAAAAATATGGTTGAAGCAACGTCATAAGAGATCACTACCATCCAAAGCTGCAGTGGTAGCTGCTTCTCGTTTTTCTTCTGGCAAATAGTCTGTTAACTGCTTGACAATCCGCTGATACGATTGATCTCGTGCATTATATTGTTTAGCAACTGGCCGCTCCCTTTCGTAAGGAATCTGATTTTCTGACTGTGAGAATAATTCATAATCTCCTTTTTCAGAAATATCAATCCACATTTCATCTAACAAAATTTTTAATCTAGCTGCTTGAGTTACTAATCCAGATACGACTTTTTTCTTGTCATCTGCAAGATCGTAAAATAAGTCATTCAATCGTTTTTCCTCAGCTGCTACCTTTTCATTTCTGATTTTTAAATCCGCCATCCAATCACTTCCTTTCTTCTGGGGAGGGGGTTATACGCGTATCATCAATAGATCTGTGGAGTTGACCCATCCACCGGTTTCCAAAATTTTTATTTTTAGCCAAAATATTTCGACCGGGGGTATGATTTTCTACCACCATTCATCATCAAATTTTTTCTTACGTTCTGCTCCGCGATAATTCATACGACTATGCCGTTTATTGTGGCATTCTTTGCATAATGTTCTTAGATTATCTATATCAGTAGCAAGTTCTGGGTGATATTCAAGTTCTTTAATGTGATCCACTTCCAAGATAGCATCATTAATAGTTGTAACCTTGCCCTCTTCTTTACACCATAGACACTCGTAGTGATCACGTTCCAGCACTTCTTGCCTTAGCTGCTTCCACTCGCTTGATGAATAGAACTTAGCTCTATCTGCTTTAGTTGTTACTTCAATCATCTACATGTCCCGCTTGTGTCCAATGATCTTCTTATCGAGGTACTTATCATTCGATGTTGAGTAGTATTCGATGTTGATGTCATTGGCTGAATCATCAGGCCACTCTCCGGTCGTCCTGTAATGATACGAGATATCTACCAAAGCTTTAGGCAGCTCATCCAACCTCTCACCTTTGTAATACACTTCAGGGACCGAATCAGTATCCTTCAGTTTGATTTCTAGTAGGTTAGGTTCTTCTTTGTTATTCAGATACTTAAGGCTTTGTTCAAGCAACTTCATTGATTTGACTCTTGCTTCCGCTCCAACAAAGTCATTAGTGAATCGTTCCACTGCATAAGCTTTCTGAAGTTCCATAGCGTCCCTAATTTCAGGAAGATAGCTGTAGAAACTATCAACCAGTAATTTTCCGCGTGGTATCTTTTCAAAGTCTCCGCCTGTAAACACAAACGTAGCCGGATGTGATTGTCTAATCGCTCTTCCTAGGCATTCCGATGTTACTATGCTGTATCCTTCATGTATATAATCTATTAGCTTCATTGCTCTTCCTCCTTAATCCACTTAAAGAACTTGAACCACGCGAGCGTCTGCTCCTTGCTGTTACCATCAGGGCTACTATGGCTCTCTGTCTTCAATACATGTATAGCAACATCATCTACGGTGTATGTGTCTGGTAACTTATCTCGTGCATGGTTGAAACACTGTTGCAAGTATTCAAAGTATGTCATGTTGATTCCTCTAAGAAACCATTCGCCAATCGCCGGCATAAACCAAAATAGTTTCGAGCAAACCGGACATCTTTTATATCCGCTCTCTCGCCAAATGACTCAGTAAAAATAATATGCATTGCTGGAGCTGGTTCTGTATGTTTCATAACTGTTATAGAAATTGCCTTGCATTTATCGTGGAAGGTTTCATCAAACATTTTGATATAATGCTCAGCTTGTTTCACCGTCTCACCCACAACTAGATATTTGTATATAGTCATCTTAACCACCTCTTTATGTTCTCTTGCACATGTTCCTCTTTCCAATAACCAAACCCACAATAGACCATCTTGCACTGATCAACCTCAACCGGTGTTGCTTCCCTGGTCATTTCTACGATCGAATACTTCGCCTTCATCTGAACAGACATCACCACCCGTTTATGTTGACCTCTCATTGGCAAAGGATATTTATTGTTTAGTGACACATACCAATAGTTTCTCATTTTTATATTCCTTTTCCGCATTGTCCTGTAAGCGTTACAATGATATAATTTCTACGTATCATCCTTTTTAAAAATTTGTTTTTCATTTGGCCGCTGCGGAAACAGCGGTCTATTTTTGTGTGCAAAATAAAAAGACCGCCTAAGCGATCTTGATTATGTATATCGTCCCCGCTTGGGACACATCGTTGAGAGGTGTACGGGGTTCTATTAATAATTAAAACTCTCACCTCAGAACGCATCTGCCTAAACAGGAATGAGAGTATTGACATTAAATTAAGCAACCTACTCCATTATGGAACCCACTGTTTATCCATGACTGGCAGATAGGAATGCTCGGTTGCTATTTGTGGGCGCTTATGTCCCGATGTTTCTTGGGCACCTTCGTCCCTATTGACGTGGCCGGGATCGAACCGACCTCATTTCCAACTCTGACAGTCAGATGCATCACCATGATGCTACACGTCAACTGGAGGAGCTACCTCCTGCAAGCTTGCTGTTGAGATTGACTAATCGGCAAGACTATCTTAAATCCTAGAGTCTACTAGTTACCTTTATCAGCTCGCTGACGATACTGATGTGGTCACATTTAAGTTACCTTTCGTCTAAGTCACTGGAGTGGCACCGCCCCACTCATGGTTGCCTAAGCATTAACCTCGCACGCATGCAACACGTCTTCTACTTCCGCCACAGTGACATAAAGACGGCATGCTCAATGTAGAAATCATTATTTCATGCCGTCAATTGTTTGCCTACTCTGTTTCCGCAAAGTGGCAGTGTAGTCAAAAAGAGAATAACCCACCAAGCTAGACGTTTGTATGTTAAGAGGTATAAGAAGAAACTTCATGCCAATAAAGTTAATTTGAGTCGTCTGTTTGATGGATTATTTAAAACTCTCTGATAATACAATTATATAGGGGTTGACAGTGACAAAACTACCCACTTTTGTGTCATTTTAATTGATTTCCCCAATTCGTCTTCCAAAATCAAGTAAAATTTTCTGCCGCAATCGATAAATAGTCTTTTGAGCATATCCATGTTTTTGACCAAAACTTACCCAATCCATCCAACTATCTTCACCCCAGTATTTAAGCTCCATCAGTTTTCTAATATCAGCGCTCTGACTTTCTAAAGTCTCCCTGATACACTTCTTCCAAAGCTGCCGATTGACAATATACGGATCAGATAACTCTTTAATTACTTGCTGTTCAACAGGATTGCTACGAATGTTCCCTTTACCGCCGCCGATGTTCTCATCAGCCTCTTTCATTTTTAGTTCTTCTTTTCGAATCGCGATTTCTCTATTGTAATTCGGATAATTCGCAAACTTCCTGTCTAATTCGTTTATGAGATAATCATTTCTACTCAATCATTCTTCCCCCGTTGTTCTGTATCTTTGCTATCACTTTTATTCAAAATTTCATTCAATTTCATAATGAATTCAATGTAGAGATCTTTTTGTGTCTCCAACGTTTTCATTCGTTTATTCAGTTCATTAATTGCTTTATTGTACGATTTGAATATAGAAGCGACTATACGCCATGTAACGATAAACAAAATGATTCGAAAAACAGCCTCTGTCGTGCTCATTCACACCCCTCCTAAACTTCCTCTATTGGTGACGTTAGCGGATTAACTGAACATCGATTAGACGCTTTAGCAACTCCCACTCATCCTTCGTCATAGGAATATCATGTTGTTTATCTTCTGGCTCTCTCGTCGTTTGAAAAAGTATGCCGTCCTCATTCACACTAAAATACAAGGTATCTTCTCCCGTACAATGCCTGTTGATGAATCGGGCATTATCAATGATAAATCCTTCTTTTTTATCCACTTATTCCACCTCCAACAACTCTGGATTTTCGTAGATGTTGCCGATTACTTCACTCTCCCAATAGTCATTATTTGCTCCGTACATTTGTGGTTTCACAACTTTTGATAACAGCTCATAGCCCCAGCCGACAATATGAACGTGAAACGCTCCTTCATGAAATTTAACTATTCCGACAGCTTTTTCAATTCCATCTTTTCCAGTAGGTATTTCAATAGTTCTAAAATTTTTAATAAAGCAATCACCATCGAATATCTCCACGCCGTTCTTGTCTTTGAGGCCTGTTGATTGCATGAATTCTACTTCAAAATCTGCACCTACGCAGAAATGGTCAAATCTAACTCCGAATGAATCATCATAATATTCAATCTCACCATAACTCATTCGTTTATCTTCTTTATCCCACGCTCTAAACTTCGGTATCATTTTAATCCACTCCTTTTTTGTTGTATAATATGTGAGAGCTGGTACTCCTTTTTTATTGATCCTTTCAATGTCCAGCTCACTGACCACTGACTTATCCCGGTGGTCTTTTTGTGCTAAAATAAACCTGCCTAGCGGAAACTAGGCGAAAGTTTCTTTTTCCAAGGCAGCCAGTGGTCGGCTGTCTTTTTCTATGCAGTTGGGTCGGTTAGCAGAAGAAGCGCTTGATGTTCTGTTTAAGCGTCTCTAGGGCACCGTCATGTGTCTTTTCAAGCTGTCTGACATAGTTCTTTGATTGTTCAATTCCATCTAAATAGCCTTGAGTGTACTCGTCCTTATACGCCGGATATTCAGGATCAGTAGAATTAATATCTTCGATGGTCCACAGCTTATCTAACTCATCTGAGAACTTCATTTTGCTGCCAACTTTCTTCCACATTCATGGCAAAACTTCCGTCTGATATAAATACAAGTGCCGTCTTCGTATCCTTCCGGGTAAGCTTTAATACGAATAGTTCTTCCTGTTGTATCAACGTGCACATAATCTTTGCTTTCTACTTCATGAATTGAACCGTCGCAATATTTACACATCTATTCCGCCACCTCTTTCACCGATTTCCAAGAAATATTGTGGACTATATTGAACATAGTTGCATTAGCGACATGGTACATTTTTCTCAATTCTGCTTGACTCACTCCAGCTTTGTATTGTTTTCTAATTTCTTGGATTTTTTCTTCCGTAAATTTAGCTTCTGGGTGTCGCGATCCCTGGCAATAAAGTTTATTTTTTGCTGCATGTCTTTTGTTTTCCGCATCGGTTACCCATTCAAGGTTGTTCGCATTATTGTTACTTTTATCTCCATCAATATGATTCACATATTTTTTCTCTTTAGTTTTTCCATCAACAAAGCAAACAGCCACCAATCTGTGGAGCTTATATCTAGTACATGTATGCTTGTTTTTGTTTGTTATATTTACAAATTTGTACCCTCGATTAGTTTTTAAAATATTAAGTTCTTTACCTTCGTACCAACTTTTTATTCCATCTTTTCTGTAAATAAATCTACTGATACTTCTCACTCTGCCGAAATTGGATATCTCGTATAAATGGCCTTCCAGCTCAATTGTTTTCCATTCTTCATTCACTAGATTCGCACCCCCATTCTGCGAAGGCTGCTAGGACTTCAAACTGTGCTGCCTCAGTCAGATAGCGATAATTTTTGTATGGAGGTTGAAGTCTCCATCTATCTGAGTTCGAATTAACTCTAAGCCGCCAGATTAGTTCAATTGGTTCTATATCAGTAGTTTTGTATTTTTTCTTCAGCCATTCCAATACGATCTGTTGGTTTTCGTTGAATTTCAGGGGTTTTATAAATACTTCTTCCCATTCACTATCAGCTTCATTCATCTGCAGCAGATATCCTTGTTTTACTTGTGCAAGGACTGTTTGATATCCCATGTCATCTCCGTCAAGATACATTCCATTTAAATAACTCTGAGCTGAATCTACTGCTTTTCTATATTCTTTTTCAGCCATTTCTTTGTCAGCAGCGCAAATGAGACCATCCTCTTTGTCGTAAACAATATATTGTTCTTCCATTTTCACACCTACACTTTCTCGACTGTGCCGCCAGCGATATATGCGGTATATTGAGCCATTTCTTTATCATCAAAATGAATTGCTCCTGATCCGTGCTTATCACCGTTTCCTGTCCATCCGGTTGATTTACCTTTACCTATGGAAAGACTAGTCAAATAGCCTCGCTTGCCTAACACAACCCACTTCTGCTCCTCCTCGACCTCGTAGCCGTCTAGCCATGCGCGAGCTAGAATATCGTAATTTTGTTTGTCTTGTCGCAGCCATTCTTCAGTATTACGAGCAAAGTTTGATTCAAAAGCTTCTGGTGCAAGTAAGTCAGTCAAGATCCAATTTAATTCCAGACATTTTGAAATCCACTTAGCTGCAAATGCTGGCACTTTGACTTTCTGCTGCTCGTATAGGTGTTCAATATAATTAATTAATTTGTTTCCTTGGACGTATCCAGGACATGTTTTATGATATGCGCTAAAACTAAAATTTAAATCTTCTTTTGCTCTGTTAACAAAAGTAATAAGTTCTTCTTTTTCTAGTTTATTCATTTCATACCTCTTTTCTATTTGATAGGCTGAGTTAGCCGAGCTACGTTCTAATCAATCACTTTTAATACATCGTCATCAATAAACTTAAACCGATCTTGATGTAACAAGTTTTTCCAGTTGTATTTTTCATTTAAATAGTTCATTTCCCTTTTGAGCTTATCAATCTCAGCAATACATAATTCAGACTGACTAACAGCTTGCCAATACTTTTGTGTTGTATGCGAAGGAGTCAATGCTAACTCTTGAATAATTTGATCTGCTCGACTCTTTTTCTTAACGTACTGCTTCAAAATTTTTACTTGTTCTTTGAGGATCAGTCCGTAATATCGATCCATGATATCCATTTTTAGATCCTCCTTTATTGGCGTGGTTACTGGAACTTTCTTTTTCTAAAAGCAAATAAAGATTTTCCACATTCTGGACACGAATCCAATTTTCTTTTTTGCTTTTCAGTTAATGAACTACAATACCCACAGTGTTGTCCTTTTAATGGAGTCGGTCCGGTTAATTTCCAAGCGGTGAACCGCGGTAATCTATCATCTGGTATCATTCGCCGTCCTCCTGTTCTTTTGGCCACACATGAATAGAAATCAATTGCTTGCAGCCTTGCAGTATCCGTGCAGATTCTTCCGCCTCTTTAAGACTGTCCGCATGTAAATAGCAGACTGCTATCCGATCGTTATGAGAAATATATTTAACTTGATATTGATTCATTTAAAAACCTCTCCTATTGCCTTCGTTTCTGGAATTACACTTCTTCTCTTTGACATTTCTCTCCGTTTTCAAAAATATCAGTTAGGTGAGCTTCCATCTCTTGGTCAGACAGATGGCCAAAAGGCTCCCAGTTAAAGGTATAATCGCCTGATCCGTCAAAACTGATTGGCATTAACTCCAACCCGTATGATCCGAAACCGCAAATCACACTTGCACCCCAACCATTAGGGAACTTGTAAACTCGATGATTAGCAATCGTATTATCTCCATGAGTCATGTATTCTTGGTATTTATTACATTCTGTTCTCATTTATTTTCCTCCTCTAAGCCCGTCGTTTGCGGAACTATTCGTATTCAACATCCGTATCATACGGATTAAAAATTACGTTCACATGCTTATTAAGTTGTTTCTCCTCTGACTCGCTCAACCAATACGGCTTTTCACCATCTCTGAGAGGTGTGCCCACGCCTTCAATAAACGTCGCATTGTTATGGACAATGTTGTAAGCGATATGTTCGGCTAACTGTTCCAAATCATAAAAGTCATAGAAAAACTCTCTAAATTCTTCGAACCATTCATCGGTAAAATATGATTCATCAAGTTTCACTTTTACTTTATCTCGTCTAGTCATTTCAATTTTTAACGTCTTCATTTTTTCCTCCTCTAAGTCCTCCGTTAGTGGATCAATAATGATAAAATTGGTGAACAATTTGTTGGCAACCGCTCAGAAAATCTTCTAGCTGGCTGTACTCAGCGTCAGACCAATCCTCGATGTCAGGAAATGAATCTATATCAGTAGAAGTTGCACCGTAGCCGCTTTCTTTAGTCTCCACTTTATTTGTTACTCCTTCATTTTCTACTTCAAACGTGATTGTAGAAGATTCAAAATCATGATTGAAATTTTTAATGTAAATCATCTAATTCCCTCTTTTCCTTTTCCTCTGCTAATGCCCCAAACTAAGTAACTTTACGCTACTCAATCTCAACGGCTTCTTGTTTTCTAACGATCACCCGATGGCCCAAGTTTCTCAATGTAGCACCGTCAGCTTCATGCCAATTCACAATTTCAAAACACGCCGTATGTTTATACTCGTTAATCAATTTCCCAACGATCGAATAGATGCATTTTTCGTAATCCAGCTTGTAATATTTGTCCGGATTTAATTGCGGTCTCTTTGGCGATAACGTGTTGTTCGTCGCGAGAAACTTACCAAATTTTCTATTATTGGTTGTATTCATTAGACCCTCCTATTTCAATTGAAATATTTTTATTTCTTATTAACAATCCGCAAAGCGTCCTCGACAGACCTTGCGACTCCATATAGAACAGGCTGCTTTTTTAAAAATTCGCCGAATCGTATTTGATCTGGTCGAAGTTTGCCTGTTTCGTTTTTGACTTCGATATAGATCGATTTTCCATCTGAATTTCTATGCCCACACAGATCAGGGAATCCTTTTGGCATTCCATAAAATTGTCTTCCTTCGATCGTAGTTACCTGTCCAGCGTTTGATCTAAAAATGGTACAACCGTTCTTTGATAAGGCAATTCTGATCTCATCTTGTATTTGATGTTCTGATTTCAATGTAACCCTCCCTATTGATAATCGTTGATATAATAGGCTTTCTTAGTAAAACAGGGATAGTTCTGGAGGGTTTGTACCAAAAACCTATTCTTTTTTATATAATTTACTTTTCATTTTTTACTTTAATACTTTATTATTTTTTTTAAACCCTCCCTAAAAAGAAGAAAATGTAATATAAGTATTGATATATAAGGTTTTTTGTACAGGGAGGGTTACATTCAAACTCTCCCTAAACCCTCCCTATTTAAACAATTCTCGAACGTTATCGTATTTTCTTGGTTTCAGTGTTATTCCTGTATAAACCATTACGCCATCAGATTTTTTTTTGGTATATTTCTTTGAAATCTCTCTACCGAATTTCGTATTTGTAAATGTATGCTCTCCATTGTCCAACGCCCATTCACGATAAACTTTGTATAATTCTCCGCCTGATATTTTTAGTCCTGTGCCTGTTTCGCAACATGTTTCAACAAATGTACCTATCTGGTCCATTTCACTGCGATAATCCTGACTGGCTGCAACAACTGACGGTGGTTTTTTCAAGCCCTCTCTCTGCCACATTAAGCAACCATCGATGGCCCATTTTAAAATGCCTTGCAGTTCTGTTTGCAGTTTGTATTTCAAGTTTTTATCTTTCTTGTGGTCAGGAATCTGTACAATAAACGGAATTAGGTTCAATCTCCGCCAAATACCATCGTCGGTTCCGCGAATAATCGGTTTGTGGTTTGTCGCTAACCATAATTTGAATTCAGGTTCAAACTCAAATTCTTTCCCATAAAGATGCCGTGCAGTTACCTTATCGCCACCCGTCAACTGTTTTACTAAGCCTTCGTCCAATCGGACGCCTTCGTTTGGTTCTGACGATGTAACTAATCGTGCGCCTTTCAATCTTGCAATATCACTGTTTGCCGATGATTGATTCTGTTTCACCATGATCGTTTGCGCTTGCATAGTCATAGCATAATTCCCCATGAGTTCTGAAATGATTTCCAAGAATACAGATTTACCATTCGAACCGTGACCATAAAGAATGAACATGCACTGCTCTCTCGTGGAACCTGTGAGTGAGTATCCGACACACTTTTGAATGTACTCGATTAATTCTTGATCATTGTTAAATATCTGATTGATGAACTCTTCCCACATTGGATAATCAACCGATTCAGTATATTCAACGTCTGAAATGCGAGTGAACATTTTTCTAATTTCATGCTCATGTAGAAGCCCATTATTGAGTGACAAATATCCGCTTTGCGTATTGAATAATGATTTGTCTCGATCGAATTCTTCAGGCAACACAGATAAACGGTGTTTTAATTCGTCCATCATTGCATTTTTACCAGCGTTGCTTCGAGATCGTTTGACGTGCTTTTCTTTTGCTTTTTCTAACGCTTCTCTTGTTTCTTCATCGGCTCCTTCCGGAACGGATAAAGGTTCTTTCCCCATGATTTCAACAGTTGTATCGACCATTTTCCGAACTTCACCGGTATTATCTTGCATCCAGACTTTTCCATCATAGTAATACCATGATTTGTCAATATAGGAATACCGGACTAACGTTCCATAAATATCATTAAAACGATCTGCATTTCCTGTGTCGTCATATGAGTAAAATTTCTTTTCTTTAAGTTGTTCTTGGTCTTTGATATAGATCCTAAAATCAGATTTACGTTTCGGGTTATAAACGGAGTTCGTGTCGGCAATCGCTTTATTTAGAAGACCTTCACCATAAGTTGTGGCGCCTCTTTTTTGATCATATTTACTTCGGATCATTGCTGACGAACGAAAAATTTCATCCATCTTTCCAAAATCTCTACCTGTCCAGAATGCTAGGTCATTTGCAAAAGCCATATCTGCTTCTGATTGAGAAGAATAAAATGCTTCCCAACCGCCATCCATAAAAACTTTAAAGCGTGCCCCTTGAGAAGAAGCCAGCGCTCGCTTAACAATTTCATCGATTGGCAATTCTACTGTATTCATCAAAGGGTTCTCTTCTTTAAATTGAATAACTTTAGAATCGCCTACATAACGATCATATAAACGCTTAATATTTTTGGGATTAGGATCCGAAACATCTAAATAGCTAGATGCTGCATTGCCTGTCATAACGAAAAACCGTCCATCTTGATACATCTCAACATCACCTTTGCGACGCCTTCCGCCGGGCAGTTCTCCCCTAGCGATAATGTGGATGCCAGTACCTGACTGCGAATATTCAGCATAAGACTTCATGCTTTCTATGAATTCATAAATGATATTCTCTTCCACATCTCCTGTTTTATATCGCTCGACTTCACCTTCTGCGTTATCAATATCAATTCCAAAATATGGCGGTTTGAAGAAAAAACCTAATCCACTCATATCGAATGTGCTAACAGCATCGAGAGCGGTCTGGAAATCAGACCATGTGCTCTCATCGTTAGATTTTGCTTTATATCCATTGTTTGCGTTATAAGGAATCTTTGTGTGTTTGTTTCTTTTTTCATCCCAAACTAGCTTGTAAACACACCACTGTTTGAGATTTTTAAGCTCTGTTGGGATTTTTTCGTACATCTTTACACCTCGTGATTAGAATGGTAGGTCGTCTTTTTGAACCGTTACATCGGGACGAGCAGGTCCGAATGATGGTTCGTCTCCATTTTTAAATTGGTGATTTACTGCCCCAGTTGTATTTGTCTTTTCCCAAGACTTAACATTCACGTTTTTATAACCATTTGATTCTTCTGTTTTCACTCGAACCAACACTGGTTTTAGTACGAAATCAGCTAATAGTTCATCAAATCCGTTATAAGACTTTCCGTCTTCTAATTGCAAAGCTTGTGCGATTGCCATGACCATTCCTTCATTGTATTTTCCAGTGGCTTTAGCTTTCCAAATCTTCGCAAAAATATGTTTGTTTTGGAATGTTTGCTCCACATCGTTTCGAACAATCAAATCGATATCGATATACTCAGCGCCTGATGGCGTGGCGTTTTCGATTGCCTTATTGACCACTACCTCATAAGCCCCGTCTTTAATCTCGTTTCCTTGTTGTGCTTTTGAAAAGTCTAAGTTAAATCCTGTCATAATTAATCTTCTCCTTTAGTTTGGTTGTATTTTTCTAATATTGGTTTGAAATATTTTTCTTCAGCTGCAAGTCGTGCTGCAATTGCTTCTTCTTTGGTATAAAAAGTTCTATTTAACACAACTTTTCCTTTGAAGGTTAATTTTGCACGCCATTTATTTACGCTTTTATCCCAATAAACGCCTTTAACTCCTGTTGTGTTGTTGCTTCTAATTTTTTCTGTTAATTTGTTAATCATTATTCCGTCTTTTCTGTATTTGTCTTCTATCTTTTTTAGATTTTGATCAGCAAGTTGCTTCATCTGACTAGTTTTTTTGCCATTTCGAAGATTACCGGGCGTAATTTCCTTGTATTCGCCTGTTATCAAGTTCTTTGCTATTACAATCTGTCCGTTGTGTTTGCTTGTTAAACCAGTGTCGCCAACAATTTTCCAGTCCCCAATTTTTTCTCCTGAATAATCTTTTCTTCCCGGCACTACAACATCCCCTTTCTTTTAGCTGCCATATATGCCCAACCAGGTTTAAACCCTTTCGCTCTAGCGATTGCGTATAAGTCTTCAACTGTGGAAGCCTCATCTTCCGTCATGTTGTAATACTTGTTATTCTCGAAATTCAACGTAATTTTCGTTTCTCCAACTTTCATTAATTCGGCAGATTCATCAATCTCTATTTCACTTTTTCTTTCTTCAATTGGCTGTACCTCTTCGCAATACGGACAAATATTCTCACCCTTCGGTCGTTCGTATGCTCCGAAACAGAACTGACATTGAACGATTGAAATATCGCTATCCGAGTTCGCTTTTTTCTTGCTATCTAAACTCCACTCGCGATCCATATCAGGCAATCCAAAACGATTCACATTCCCCACATGGTCAATGATGATTGACATTTTATCTGGTCTGTAACGCATCCCTCTCATCGATTGTTGAATGTATAGTGACAATGATTGAGTAGGTCTCAACATAATCACAGTTGAACAATCAGGGACATCAAATCCTTCTCCAATCAAATCAACATTGCATAATATTTTAATTTCGTGATTTCTGAATGCTTCAATAATGTCTGCACGTTGATCTTTTGGTGTTTTTGCATCAATATGTGCTGCTTTATAACCAGCATTATTGAATATCTCGTTGGTGTGTTTGCTTGCTTCAATACTGTGGCAGTACGCTATCGCTTGTTCTCCGTCTGCTAACGTTCGATAGTGCTTCAAGACATCTCCATAAATTGTATTCTTCACTGCTTTATCCATTGATTTCTTCGTAAAATCTCCAGTTGAAGCTTTTTTCAATTCAGCAGTATCGATTAATTTAGGTGCATAATATTCATAAGGAGCCAACCGATGATTTTCAATCAACCATTTAGCTGATACTCCTTCAATTAATAGATCGTTAACATCTCCTAACCCACTCCCATTTAATCGGATAGGTGTTGCAGTAAAGCCTAGTCTTGGTACGTCCGAAAAATAATCATAGATTTTTCTATACGATGCTGCTAATCCATGATGATTTTCATCAGTGATGACTAATTGCGGTTTTTTAATCGTCTCAAGATGCCTTACCACCGTTTGAACCATTCCGAAATTAACCAATTTTAAATCCACACCTATCGTTTCGAAAGTCTTTTTTATTTGATCTATAAGTTCATGACGATGAACTAAAAACAAAACTCGATTGCCTTTTGAAGTCGTCATACGTGCGATTTCAGCGACCATGACCGACTTCCCTGAGCCACATGGCGAAACAATACAGGGAGCTTTAAATCCCTCGATATAAGCTTGTTTAGCACGCTTAACTAGATCATTCTGATAATCGTATAGTTTCATCAATATCGAACAACTCCTCTTGCAGAGCAAACTCTCGATCGTCTAGTTGATTTTTGGCATAGGTTTGATCTGTTCGTTTTAATAAAAACCCTCTTTTACCTGTTTCTTCATTGAGCATTAAACGACCAACCATATTCATCAGGCCCATTATATTGTTCACAATCTTCTCTCGAATCTGTGGATGAAACTGATTGAATATTTGACCACCCGGTGATTGAATTTGAATTTGTGTTTCCCAAGCGGTAAAAACTTTGTTTACACCTTTCCATGAATTGATGTATCGAATCATGTCAGGCAGGTAAAATGAGAATTTGTTATAATCGCCCATTTCAGGAATCCCCATTGCTTTACCGTCACGTGTTTTTGATAGTCTTGATTTCTCTGCTAGCCATGCTTGTTCGAATTCAGATAAGTTATCAAAAAAGATATTGTCATATTGGTCTAAATAATTGTCATGAATATCTCTTAACATTCGTTTCATTCCAACCTCCACATCATTTAAATCTGCATAAACGATATCAATGTTTGGATTTCCTGCTAAAACGTTTGTAGTGCGGTCAATATCTATCACAAGTGTTTTTCCTTTTAGGTAATTAGCCGTATATGTTTTACCCCCGCCAGGCGGTGCATAGATTAAAATGGAAAAACTACTAGCGCGATCAATATCAGCTGCTTTAATTATCTCCATCTACTCTTTCACCTTCACTTTCACTTCGATTCCCTTAACATCAACGGTTGTGTTTGGAATAGCCATTCCGTTATCATCAATCAACAATCCTTCATCAGTCATATGGAAAATTCCATCGACTAGAAGTTGCTTAATATCGTTTTGTATAGGTTTGACCACTAATTCTTCCTTTATTAAACCCGGATGTTCTTCTTTCATGTATCGATCAAATCGGACCTTTTCCTCTTTTGAATTTGGAAGATTCAATTTGTAAGTTGTTTTACTTTTCATATTTGGGTGTTTTTTACTGATTAAGAAACTCTCAGTTTCTACCGACTCCACGTCACCTAAAAGCTGCCTTTGAATCTCTAACGCAGCATCTAACTCTTGCTTTGATTTATTTAGAAATGCTACTTTTGCGTCTGTAATTTCAGCTATCTGACGATCGTACAGATCTAGTTTTGATTTTTGTACCTGTCTCATCATTTCTATTTCTCTAGTGATATCTTCTAGATTCAAAAATGTCCTCTCCTCTCTTAGGCAGTAAGTCGAAAAATTTTGCATAGCCGTTATTAACGATCCAAGTGAGTAAAGCTTCTTTGACTACCTCT